CTGTCGGCCGTTCGGCAGGAGACAAAATGACGTTCAGTCTCCTTTTTTGAATATGGACGCGCTTTCAAAGCCCGAATTGCTGGCCCTCTTGGGTGCCGCGAAGGAGAACAGCGAGCGGGACTGGCTGATGATCCTGGTGGGCTATTGGCACGGTCTAAGAGCCTCGGAAGTGATAGCAATCACAGGCGCTTCGGTAAAGGACGGCTTCCTGGCGGTGGACCGATTGAAGGGCAGCAACCGCACCGTGCAGGCCCTCGTCGAACATCCCGAACCGCTCCTCAACGAGCGTCCGGCGCTGATTGAATTGGCCTCGAAAACCTACCCTAATCAAAGGCTTTTCAAAGTTGCCCGGCAGCACTTCTGGCGCCTGGTCCAGCGGTACGGGAAGCTCGCCGGCATCCCTCAGCACAAGGCTCACCCGCACGCTCTGAAGCACTCTATCGCGATGCAAATGATTGATAAAGCAGGAATTCACAAGACCAGGCAGCGGCTCGGCCACAAATCGATTGCGAGCACCGGCGCGTATCTGAAAGAGACTGACGCCTCAGCCGACGCCGTGGTGGTAGGGGCTGTCGGGCTTTGATTCGATTGATTATTTTCGCGTTTTCAAAGAGCCATGTCTAAGGGCGGGAAGCGGCCGGGAGCGGGGCGGAAGAAAGATCCGGTCAAGGATATTCGGCTCGGTGCGCAGACCGCGCTGAAGGTGCTGAAGGAACTCGACTCCGAGAAGGAGTTAGTCAGGATCTTCAAAAAGTGCAATGACCCGCGCCTTCAGGTCCACGTCATCATGAAGCTGCGCGAGTGGGCCTATGACAAGCCGGCGCAACCGTTGCGCGTCGCCAACGAGCCGGGCGAGAAGTTCAAGGTCGATGTCACCAGCGCTAGAGACAAACTCGCAGCCGCGCTCCTTAGCTGAAAGATTCCGTGCTCTCGATCCCACCGAACGCGCAAAACGCCTCGCCAGCCTCAGCGACGATGAAGCCGAGGCGATGCTCCATGACTGGGACTTCTGGGCGCGCCCGAACCAACTTGAGCCGCCGGGCGACTGGATCAACTGGCTCATTCTTGCCGGCCGCGGGTTTGGGAAGACTCGCACAGGCGCAGAAACCGTGCGCCGTTGGGTCCAGGAGTGCCCGGTAGTGAATCTCATCGGTCCCACCGTCGCCGACGTGCGAGATGTGATGGTGCGCGGCCAGGGCTTGAATGCCGCGATCATGGAGATCTGCCGGCGCGATGAGCGCCCCGATTACGAGCCTTCGAAGCGCCGCCTGAGTTGGCCGAATGGGGCAACGTCGCTGCTGTTCTCCGCGGAAGATCCGGAAAGCCTGCGCGGTCCTCAGCACGTCAGAGTCTGGGCTGACGAACTCGCCGCCTGGAAGTATGCCGATGCCGTCTGGGAAAACCTGGAATTCGGGCTGCGCAAAGGCGATGTACGTACAGTGATCACCACCACTCCCAAGCCGACGAAGCTCATCAAGTACCTCGCCAAAAGTCCCGAGACCTTCGTCACCAAAGGATCGACCTACGAGAACCGGTCAAATCTGGCGAAGAAGTTCTTCGAGACGATCATTCGCAAGTACGAAGGCACGCGCCTCGGCCGGCAGGAACTGAATGCCGAGCTACTGGAAGACCGCCCCGGCGCTTTGTGGACCTTACTAGCGATCGACACCGATCGCGTTCAAGTTTGCCCGCCTCTGTCTCGCATCGTAATCGCCGTCGACCCAGCAGTAACGTCGGGCGAAGACTCCGCAGAGTGGGGCATAGTTGCAGTGGGCCAGGGACCATCACCTGCGGGCGCGGACTGGCCACCGCACTACTATCTGTTCGACGATCTCAGCGAGAAACTGAGCCCGAACGACGCAGCCAGGAAGATCGTCGGCGCCTACCAGGCGCACAAAGCCGACCGCGTGATCGCCGAGGTGAACAACGGCGGCGACCTGGTCGAAGCCATCCTGCGCACCGTCAACCTGAATTTCGCGTACCAGGCGGTGCACGCCTCGCGCGGCAAGCTCACCCGAGCCGAACCGATCGCCGCGCTCTACGAGCAGCACCGAGTTCACCACGTCGGGGCGTTTGGAATCTTGGAAGACCAGATGTGCGACTACGTCCCGTTCCTCTCGAAGTCTCCCGATCGCATGGATGCGCTGGTCTGGGGAATCACGGCGCTGAGCGCGGACGTGGAAGAGGAAATCATCATCGAGCACTCGGAGCAGCACAGTATTTCCCCGGAGCTGGATGACTTCGACAATCCGGAGTTCCGGCAATTCTGATGCTCGGCGAAACACTGGCCCTCATTCGCAAGCTGGCTGGCCGGGATACCGTCAAGGCCGTTCGAGAGATGCAGACGAAACAAGCAAAGAAGGTCGAGAACTTTCTGAAAGCCGATTTCGCAAGCGGCAACTTCAACGTCGGCGTCCGAAGCGTAGACGATGACGAGCATTCATGCCTCTCCGATGGGTTCGGAGACTGGTAAAGGAAAACTCATGACAGTGCAGATCAACGCCAACAACCCGAAAAGCGGCTCCGCAGTCGCCAGCGCTTCCGGCGACTCGTTCATCATCCACAATCCGAACGGCGCAATGTATCTCTCCGTCGAGGAGGTCCCCAACGGATCGCCTTCGACGTTCAACTGCACCATCGCCGGACAGATGGCAGGAGGGACGGTCGATACCGTACTCGACACCAACACTTCAACGACGGCGGCAATTCGCAGCCCTTCAATCACCAAGCCCTATGCGGCTTTCAAGGTGACGGTGACCTGGACGGGCGGCACAAAAGCGTCGGCGAGTTTCAACTGGCAGTTCGGTTCGAATAGTTAGTGTGAGCATCTTCGACACAGCCCGCGGCCTATTCCGGCCGAAAGCGACGGTCAGCGTGAACGAGCGCTCCTACTCCGTCCGCGAGATGGCCGACTTCGTCACCGAGAACGTGCCGGAACTGCGCGAGGCTTTCACCCGGGCCGACATCGAACTCGCGCTCGACGACCGCGGCTGGCTCGTCCCTGGCCGGCAGTGGACTGCCTCCGATCTCGATGCACAGACACGCACGACGCTGGTTGCGAAGGCCCGGCTCTACTGGCTGCGCGATCCGCTGATGAAGCAGGCAGTGCGCCTCTGGACCGACTACGCGCTCGGCACCGGCGCATCGTGGGACTCGAAAGACCAGAAGGTGAAAGACGCCTGCGACGCTTTCGCCAAGAACAAGCGCAACTCGAAGATCATGAACTCGGAAGGGCTGCGGCGGTCCTCCAAGAAGCTGCTGGTCGACGGCGAGCTGTTCTTTGCGATCTTCGACGCGGAAGGCAAAAACCCGAAAACCATTCGCCGCATCGATCCCTTGCAGATGACGGACATTATCTGCGATCCGGACGACGAAGAGCACGTGCTCGGCTATCGCCGCCTCACCGCCCAGGACAAGATTATTTACTATCGCGATTGGACCAACGACGAGGAGGACAACGATCTCCTGCTGAACCAGAAAGACCCGTCGAGCCAGGGCCTGATCTCATCCGGAAAGGCCGGCAAGCTGGACGAGAGTTGCGTCGTCTACCATCTGCCCTTCGACACACTCCAGAAGCGCGGCAACGGCCTGCTATCGAGCGCTCTCGACTGGTCGAAAGAGCATCGCCGCTTCATGGAAGCCCGCGTCGCCATCACCCAGGCGCTTGCGAAGTTCGCCTGGAAAGGCAAAGTCAAAGGCGGCCAGGGCATCATTAACCAGCTCCAGAATAAACTCACATCGACTTACGCGACTGCCGGGATGACCCAGGTTGAACGTCACCCACAGACCGCGCCTGGTGGCACCTGGTTGGAGAATGCCGGCGTAGATCTCGCGCCGATGCCGCGAGCCTCCGGAGCCGGGGATGCCCGCTCGGACGGCGATCAGTTGAAGCTGATGACCTGCGCCGCCACCGGCATCATGCTGCACTACTTCGGCGACCCTTCGACCGGCAACCTGGCCACCGCCACCGCGATGGAGTTGCCGATGCTCAAACAATTCCAGAGCTACCAGGCTTTGTGGCAGGACGCTCTGCGGGACATTTTCTCGATTGCCATGGATGAAGACCCCGACGAACCCGCCCAGCTCGACATCACGCTGCCACCGATCCTGCTCGACGATCTCCGCAAGATCGGCCAGTTCATCTCGGCCGTCGCTGTTGTGTTCCCAGAGATCCGCGTGCCGGCGGTGTTGCGATCGCTTTTGAGTTCCCTGAACGTCGCCAACATCGACGAAGTGATGGACGAGGTCGAAAACAAGCAGGGCGAACTGGCGCTGATGGATCAGCAGAATAAAGCCCACCAGTTGAAGTTGGCGGCTGCCAAGAGCGCCGGCAACGATCCCAGCGATCCAGATCTCAACCAGGCCGATCCTGCGGCGCCAGCAGTCCCTGGAGGCAACGCGGCGCCCGATAATGGGGATCTCGGCTACGGCTCGACCGAAAGCGCGCGGCAGACGAAGGCGCTAAACCGGCTGGCGAAGGTTTTGGAAGAGGCGAGCCGATGAGTACGCGACGAATGGCCGAGGTGATTTTGCGCGAGGACGCGATCCGCCGGCTGAACAGCGGACGGGAGGTCACCATTCGACTCCCGGACTGTGACATCGATCTCAAGTTCGATCCCCTGGCCCGCGTTGGCGGCGGTGGTTCCCTCGAAGACACAATCGTCGACATGCTCGGCTGGAAAGGCGAAGGCCGGCGCAGGTGAAGACGCAGACCCGCGTTACCGAGACCCTCGCCGAGTTTCTGGAGAAAGCCCAGCGCCCCGGATTGCTTGGCCTCGTCGGTAAGACGGTGCAGAAGCGCTGCCAACGGGATCTTGAAACCTATTTCAAAGCGCTCGGCAAAAGAGTTGTCGAGATGAAGTTCGAAGCCCTGGCTGATCCCGATCGCGGAATCGGTGCCGAGCATGCCGGGCACGCGGTCACGATGCGAATGCACAACCTGCTGCGCAACCGCAGGCCGCTCCTGACGGCACTCTTGCAGGTCAACATCATCTCCGCCATCGAAACGGCGAACAAGATCTCGCTCGTCGCCGAAGCCGAAGCCGACGCGGACGAGCCGCCCGTGACAGAATATCCAGGTATGACTGCGGACCAGGCAGCGGCCTACGCGGCAGAACAGGTCAACGACACTATTGTGGGGATCGACGCGACGACCCTCGAATCGGTTGCCGATGCCGTGAGCGCCGGGATCTCACAACGCCTGGGCGTGCCGGGCACGGCGAAGCTGATCAAAGACGTGGTCGACGGGATGTCCACCTGGCGGGCAGAGATGATCGCTTCAACCGAGATGAACGACGCCATGAGCCAGGCGTATCTCGGGAAGCTTAAACGTAACGCCGTCGAGATGAAGCAGTGGATTCTCGGGCCGAACCCCTGTGACGAGTGTCTTGCGAATGCCGAGGCCTCGCCCATTCCGGTCGATGACGACTTTCCTTCCGGCGACGATGCCCCGCCAGCACACCCGAATTGCGTCTGTGCTGTGGCCGGCGCGAGGATGATTTGACCGCAGCCATTCAACGCTTTGTCGCCGGACACGAAGGCCTGTTTCTGATGCTCCTGCTCTTCATCGCCGCGCTCGTTGCCGACCGCACGTG